TGTGAAATTATTTCCCACGATGTGGAACTTCGAGCGCACTGGGCTGCGCGAACGCAGCCCGCTGCCCTGCCCAAAGGCAGGGCACCACGCTCAACTAGGACGGGTTGTCCTAGTTGGTCATGCCTCCGGACTCAGACCAGCGTGCCCTTGCGGGCACGCCGCACGAGGCGGCGCAGCGTGGGCCGCGCCGCTGCGTCCGCCGCCTCGAAGGTGGCTTCCCACCCTCTCATGTAGTAGCTCGCGTGAGCATACTTTTCGGCGGCGCAGAACACCGCCAGGGGCGCCAGCCCCTGGCGGGGCAGCCCAAGCTCGCGTCGGACGACGCGAATGAATGCACGCCTGATGGCGTGCCACGCGTCCATATCGGACGTTGCGTGCCGCGCTGCGGCACGTGTAGCGCGGGCAACCCGCGCTGAAAGCGTATGAGTACGCATGCTCACACTCTCCAAACAGCACGCCGCCTGCGACGCAGGCATCAAGCGCACTGGCCTGCCCGAAGGCAGGCCGCTACGCTCAGCATGGGGGAGAATTTCTCCCCCGATGGGCACGCTTAGGCCACGAGCATCCACTCGTTCTTGCCTGTCTTGTGGTACGTAGTCACCCACTCCGTTTCTTCCTCTTCCGGGCGGCACTCCCGCGTCACTTCGTACAGCGACCCGACAGGGGCGAGCGCCAGCATGGCGAGGGCTTCTTCCCTCGATGCGTAGTCTTGCGGGCCTTTGGAGGTTATGACCTCCATTGGCAGCGCCGTTTCTTCGCCGTCAGGCGTGTGTAGCACGCCGTATTGACGGTCGCTGTACAGGTAGCCGCCTGCGTACCGCTGTGGCAGCGGTAGGTTTTTGGTCATCAGCATTGCATCTCTCCAACAGCACGCCGCTCCCGACGGGAGCATCAAGCGCACTGGCCTGCCCGAAGGCAGGCCGCTACGCTCGTGGTCGGGCGACTCGCGTCGCCCGCATAGCGGCAACTAGGACAACGTGTCCTAGTTGACCCCATCAGGCCTTCTTGGCGAAGGCTTCGGCGACCGCTTGTGCGGCCATGGCCTTGAGGCCTTTCTCCTTCATGTCGTACTCGCGGCATGCCGCGACCAACTGCGCCGCGAGCGCGGCGATCTCAGCCGGGGTGTCGAACCCCTCGGTCTTGTTGTTTGCCTTCGCGGCAGGCGCCGCGTCCGCGTCAGCGCACAACGCTTCCTTCAGGCGCCCGAAGGCGCGTTGCGCCGCCACGTAGGCGGCGTGCTTGCTGTCGAGGACCAGCTGCCCCTTGTTCTGCGGGCTCTTGGACACGACCGTCGGGCAGCTGTACTTTTGGCTGACGAAGGTGATGACTACGGGCCGCGCGGCTTCCCATGTGGTGAAACCCGCATCGACCGCTGCCTTGCGCAGCGTTGCGACGAGATCGTTCGACCCCTTGATGAAGGCGGAAAGGGCCAGGGTAAAAGCTTGCGTGTTCATGGTTGCAATCTCCAACTAGGACAGTGTGTCCTAGTAGCAGAAACGCTGCTACACCGTCGAGAACGAATGCTCTCATAAAGGGTTCTACCCCCCTGCTGTGGGGTCTGCTGGGCTACCCTATCGACCCCACCCTACCCGGGGAGCCCCAAACTGTGCAGCAAGGTAGCGCCGTTATATGAACACTAATCCACAACCACACTACGCATTTTTTACAAACTGCACAAATTATTTTTACAAAACGCAGCTACACGTGTCAAATCTTTAACAACTCCACAACCACACTACGCATTTTTTACAAAACGCAGCTACACGTGTCAAATCTTTTACAACCAAAAATAAATATGTTTTGTCAAATCCTTTACATGCACAAATAAAAAAACCCGGGCACCAGCCCGGGTCAAGCCGGGACATCCCGGCGAAAGGAGACAAGCATGCTTGCAGCAGCAAGCCACCTAAGTATACACTCCGCGCTCATCAGGCGCCGTTTCTCTGCGCCTTGCGCACAAACATGCTTGAACACCTACTGGACTTCGAACCCGAGGTAGTGACCCACACGCCCAGTGCCGTGTTGGATGTGGACAAAGCCACGCCTGTTCAGGTCATCAACGCGCAGCACGGCACCGCCGACTGGCTGGCCAGCCTGGGGGCGCCCACGGCAGCCTCTACCGAGGCCCAGAACGCCGCGGCAATGGCTCAGAGTGCGTTCGCTGCAGTCGTTGCGCCCGATACGCCAGAGAAGGCCCAGAAGGAGCGCCTGCTGGCGCTGAAGACCCCGGCTGCTGTGCAGCACCTGACAGGGATGCTGACCGCCTACGACTGGGAGTTCGTCGAGCAGGCCAAGGAGATCCGTGGCTACGCGGTCGCCAAAATCGTCGAAGAGACCAAGCACCCTGACGCACGCATACGTCTGCGCGCATTGGAGCTACTGGGACGCGTAACTGAAGTGGCGCTCTTTACCGACAGAGTCGAGGTCAAGAAAACAAACGTCACCGACACCGAACTTGATGACAAGATCAAGGAGAAGCTGTCACGCTTCATGGGTGTTGTTGACGCGCAGCCCGTCTCAGACGCAGTTTTGTTGCCGCAAGCATGAAGCTGCCTGATTTCTTGACACCACAGGAGGCGCAGGCCATTACGGCAGCGCTTCCTCGCATGTCCGTCAAGGAAAAAATGGAGCTTTTCGACCTGCTCGAAGAGAAAGAGCGGCGCAGCCGCCTGCAAGCCGCACAAAATTCAGTGGTTGGCTTCGCGCATAGCGTCTATCCGGGGTTCAAAGAAGGCGCCCACCACCGCGTACTGAGCAAAATCTTCGACGACATCGTCAACGGGCGCAAACATCGCGTAATTATTAACATCGCGCCCCGTATGGGCAAGTCGGAGTTCTCGTCGTACCTGTTTCCAGCCTACTTTTTGGGCAAGTTTCCGCACAAAAAGGTCATCATGGGAACGCATACTGCGTCTCTTTCAGAGGACTACGGGCGTCGGATCAAAAACCTCATCGCAACAGACGTCTACACGCCCATTTTTCCCAAAACGGCGGTTTCTGAGGACCAAAAAGCGGCAGGAAAGTGGTCTACGACCGAGGGTGGGCAGTACTACGCGGTCGGTGTAGGTGGCAGCATCGCAGGCCGGGGCGCGGACTTGTTCGTCATTGACGATCCGCACTCAGAACAGGACATCAAGGCAGGCACACGCACGCCTTTTGATGCGGCGTGGAACTGGTTCCAGACCGGTCCACTCCAGCGCTTGATGCCAGGGGGTGCGATCATCGTCATCATGACGAGGTGGAGCGAGATTGACCTGACAGGCATGCTCATCAAGCATCAGATCAAGAATCCTGATGCCGACAAGTGGGAGATCGTCGAGCTTCCTGCCATCCTCAACGAGCACACGCCTGAAGAGAAGAGTTTGTGGCCTGAGCAGTGGCCGCTTGCCGAGTTGCAAGCCAAACGTGCGGGCATGGACCCGCGCTTCTGGCAGGCGCAGTACATACAGAACCCCACCTCTGAGGTCGCGGCGGTCATCAAGCGCGAGTCTTGGCGTATCTGGGAGCCTGCGAAGCCGCCGAAGTGCGAGTACATCATCCAGTCGTGGGACACTGCGCACGAGACGAAGACCTCCGCTGACTACAGCGCCTGCACAACGTGGGGTGTTTGGTTCAACGAGGAGGACAACGACAACGCGCACATCATCCTGCTCGACGCCATCAAGGGGCGCTGGGCGTTCCCTGACCTGAAGAAACGCGCGATTGAGTACTACAGTGAGTGGGAGCCTGACGCGTGTCTGATAGAGAAGAAGGCTGCTGGCGCACCGCTCATTCAGGAGCTGCGTGCGTTGGGCATACCGCTCAGCGAGTTCAGCCCCTCACGTGGCAAGGCCAATCAGTCTAACGACAAGGTCGTGCGGTTGAACGCGGTCTCGGACATGTTCGCATCCGGGCGCGTGTGGGCGCCAGACACACGCTGGGCACGCGAGGTCATCGAGGAGGTCGCAGCCTTCCCCGCTGGTGAACACGACGACTACGTCGATACTTGCACGCAGGCGCTCATGCGCGTGCGCCAGGGCGGCTTCATCCGCCTGCC